GCTTCTAATGCTTTCATAAAGTCAGCAAAGTCTATGGAGTCGTTGATGGTGTACGTATGTAACAGTTGGTTGCTCATGCACTCATCATATGCTACGCTCACCCACTTGTCCAAATCCTAGACAGTAAATAGGATTTGGACAATCACCCATACTTGTAATAAGGTGGGAGCATAAGGAGCACAACATGACAGGTATTACACCACGCCAACAGCGTGATATTAGAGATGCACTTGTTGAACGCATGACACCATTAGAGATGGTGGATTGTGTAGACGAGTGGATTTCCGACAACAACCTTGACCGCTTGACATTCAAGTCAGCGTCAGAGTTTTTAGACTATCTAGCCACGCTCCCCGTAGAGCGCACACCTGCGTTAGCCCATATTCCAATGGATGCTACACGCATTATGGTGAACTCTGCAAAAGGGGTGTGCCATCTATGCCATGAGCCTGTCTCTGCTGGTCAGGGACACAAGGCGTTGGTCAATAGTGCATGGCGTTTTTTCCACAAGGTGGATGACTGCTCTGCTGTTACCGTAGTTTCCGAAGTGTCGTATGACACAGAACTACGTAATCGCTTGGATTTGTTTGTCGCCAGCCTCACACGATTGGAACCACCAATCCTGCCTGATGAGGCATTATTTAATCTTTCTTCCGCACGGGACTTTGACCTCGGATTTGACTTGAAGTTACCCATGCTTGGGTATCAGAAGTCTGCGGTTGAATATGTGCGCCGTACTCGTAAGGCGTTGGTATGTCAGGACATGGGTCTTGGCAAAACACCTATCGGAATTGCTGTGGCACATATGGCAGTACAAGAGGGTCACAAAGTGGCAATCTTTGTACCACCCAACCTTCGTTACCAATGGATGTCGGAACTAAAGCGTTTTGCGCCTTGGTTGAAGGTAGGCACTATTAGTGGTCGCAAGGTAGGCAAATTGCCTAAGTGCGATGTGCTGGTTGTACCTGACTCCATTGTGGAGGCTTGGCAGAATGTTATTGCTGGAAAGTACACAAGTCTCATCGTTGATGAGGCTCACCGTTTCAAGACGGAGAAGAGTGGTCGCACCAAAGCATTGACCTACATTGCTAACAGCATCCCACAGGATGGGTATTGTGCGCTGTTGTCGGGAACTATTATCCCCAACAGACCATCGGAGTTTATTGCACCTTTAAAGATTATTGGAAGACTAGACCCTGTGTTTGGTACTAAAAAGCAGTTTCAGATTAGATACTGCGATTACCAAATGGTCAATGGGTTCCCTAACATGAGTGGGGCAAGCAATGTCGCAGAACTAAATCAAATCTTGCGGAGTACCTGCTACACACGTACTCGTAAGGTTGATGTGCTGGAAGACCTACCATCTAAGCGCAGAGCGCAGTTGGATGTTGAATTGCCGGCGACAGCCATGAAGAAGTACCGAGATGCTGAGGATAATTTCCTTGAATGGGTACAGGAGAACTATGGCGATGACGCTTTCAAGGCGGCTAGTAAGGCTCCTGTCATCACAGAGATAAATAAACTTAGGCAATTGCTGGGTGAGGCAAAGGTGGACTCTGCCGTTGCCCACATTCAATCATTGCTAGATAGTGGCGAACAGGTCATCGCATTTGCGTACCACACGTCCGTCATCAAGGCAATCAAAGAGAGGTTTGCTGACGCAGGGGTTGTCTCTGTTGTCGGTGGCATGACTGCTGAAGCAAAAGACAGGGCTGTCCAAGCGTTCACATCGGGCGAGGCTCGGTTGTTTGTAGGACAGTTTGACGCTGCGGGAGTTGGGTTGAACCTTCAATGTGCCTCCCATGTGGTCATGGTTGAAATGCCGTGGTCACCCAGTATTGGCTCACAGGCAGAGGACAGGGCATGGCGCTATGGGGTTCAGAACCCTGTGGTGGCATGGTGGCTCACAGCCATTGACCCTGAAATGCCAACCATTGACTTGCGGATGTGGCAAATCCTCAACCAAAAGCAAGAAACTATTTCAGCCTGTCTTGACGGGTGGGCTGAGGATATGAACGCAGAGGCAGGTAGCGTTACTGCTCTCCTCCTCTCGGACATGATGGGTGTCTAGGATTTGGACAATGACAGACCCATACGATAATGTAACAACTAACGGGGAAACAGCCCCAGAGCAACAAGGAATAACACAATGAGTAAAGAAACAGGAAAGACACTCAACACTATGACGTTGATTGGTAATGTCGCAAAGCGTGGATACAACGCATGGCACTACCGAGCAGAACTTCAGGGTGCTGAACCAAACCATTACGATGGAGCAATCCCAGTTGAGGATGTGCGCCGTCGCCTCTTCAACTTTGAAGCAGTAGAACAGCCAATCTTCGTAGGCATCCGTGATGCTGAAGGTAATATCGTTCGCTACATTGAGCAGACTGACCGCAAGGCAATCGTTCGTAACGACAACAACCATGTAATGGGTGTGTTCAAGGACTCTTACGCCATCCACCAGTTTGACCAGTGGTTGATTGAGAATGTGTCCACAATCATTGACGACAAGAACCTTGTTATTGACTCAGCAGGTTGTTTGCGTGAGGGTGCAATTGCATGGGTGACCATTGCTAGCCCCGACAACCTTGAAACCAGCGCAGGCTTCCCAGTACGTCCGTACATCCTTGCGACAACCAGTCACAACGGAACCATCTCCACCACCTACAAGCAGGTGTACAACGCTCCAGTATGTGACAACACATTGTTTGCTGGTCTTCGTGAAGACGGTGCAACATCCCGTACACGCCACAGCAAGCACAGCGTTTCCCGTATTCAGGGCATCCGTGACGCTATGGACATCGTATTCTCAATGGGTGAAGACATCGTGGCTGAGATTGAGCGTCTTGGCTCTATCAGCGTCACAGACCGTGAGTGGGACGCCATCGTCAATCGCCTTGTACCAATCGGCGCAGTAGGAGATGTACCACAGTCTGCTATCTCCAAGATGGAGAACAAGCAAGAAATCTTGCGTCAGATGTACCGCAATGACCCAATGGTCGCTCCGTGGTCAGGTTCCGCACTTGGTGTACTCCAAGCGTTCAACACCTACACACACCATGTGTCAGGTAAGAATGACAATCGTGCAGAGCGCAATGCCATGAGTGCCATCAACGGCAAAATCCAACAGGAAGACGCCAAGGTGCTTGAAGTACTCAACGAGTTGGTGCTTGCGTGAGCGAGCATTGGCTCAAGCGAGTTGGGGAAGACGGGGAGGTTGTCAACCTGTCTTTCCCAACGCTCAAGCACGTCATGAACCTTGATTGGCGAGACAGCACAGCCTGTCGCTCTCTGCCCAAAGAAGTGTTCTTTGATTACAACTCAATAAACCTTACTTTGGTACAAAAGAGAGAGTACAAAGCGTTGGCACTCAGCACCTGTGCTTCATGTCCTGTTCGTTCTGAGTGCTATGAGTTCTCTGTTTGTAACAATGAACCATTTGGTATTTGGGCAGGACTTACCCCTGAACAGCGTAGACCTATTGTCAGAAGGTTTAAGGCAACAGGGACTTTAGAAACTCTGCCATCTTAGTTGCTCCCAAATGAATGTCTCGTTGCCACACGGCATCTCGTAAGAGTTTGCCCTCTGTGGCACGGACTTCAGGGTCACGCAAAGCCTTCAAGTGTTTAATCCAGTTGTCGGCACGGTTTTTCTTAGCAACACGACCCACTCCCCAATCTTTGACAAGGTTGGAGTACGAAGGTAAATCAGATGCCACCCACGGTATTCCTGCTGATGAGTATTCCAGCAGTTTGATATCAGACTTAGCGTGGTTGAATGGAGCGTCTGACAAAGGTGCAACACCTACGTCCATTGTCAAGATACTTGGGTAATTCTCAGGGTCACTTGCGGGAATGGTATTCACTGCTTCATCAGGAACACCCCATTTGCTTGCTACAGTCGTTGCATTTTTATGAGCACCACTGTGTTGTAATTTTATCTCTTCTTGGAGATACAAGGGCTTAATAATCCCCGACAACACCTCTAAGTCACCAGAGCGGTGGTTGGTAGAACCAACCCACCCGACTGTCGGGGTGTCGCTATCGGAATGTTCCAATGGAGTAAAGCGAGCCACGTCCACTGTGTTAGGCACAATCTCAATGGGACAACGAACAAAGGAAGAGATGCGCTCCGCAAGGTATGGAGTAGAAACTGTTACCAAATCACTTGCGTTTAAAACGCTCTTGTAGTGGTTTGTATTTTCTCTAGGGCTTGTCTTTGGGTGGGATGCTGCGAAAGCATGGTTTTGTGGGGACAGTCCCCAGTACCAGTCGTCTAGGTCATTGAGTACTATTTG